TACATTATTTTGCTGCAATTTATCTGTTCCCTTATGATAAGTCGGTTACACGATTATGTATTGTTTTCGAGTGACAGAAATGTGCCAAGCTACGCATTTTGGCATTATTTCGGTGTTCCTCTCACTCTGTTTTCTGTTTAAAGATATACTTCATTTCTCGCCTTCCTGCTGTATCTTTGCCGAAAATTCAAGAGATTATGATCAAGAAAATATATCGGCATATTGCCATGAGATACAAGTACTGGCGTTACCGTCGGCTCCTGAGGAAGCTCTTCTGGCTTTACGCCAAAAAGACAAATTATGCTTCTCAGGCAATAGAAGAGACAAGCGAGGCGTTCACTTGGTTCACAGGTGTATGTCCTGAAAAAGACGACAACTGGATATGGTATTGCTATTATCTCGACTCCAGAGCTTCATCAAAGGTTGGGCGCTGATGTTGTGATTTTGATTTTGTGCTTGGAAGAATCATTCCAACATCAAACGTCACCCTATTGGCGCTTTTCTCCTTCATGCTGCCTGTTATCACTTTTATGCTGGCTCCACCTTCGGTCTCACTCTCTATGGCAAGGTCGAAATGTATAGTGCATTCCTTCCCCGTTTTCAGTGTGGTAGGACAAACCGTGTAGCCCTTACCATCTGCAATATTGATTGCTTCCTGTACGCCCTCAGCTATCTGAGTAAGCGTATTCGTTATAAATTCTTTAAGTTCCATACACAATTAAATTTTCAAGTTATGAATAATACAAACGACGACAAGAAAGAGAAGTTCTACATCGGTGGCTTCGGCTTCGTCTCTATAGAAGAGGCTAAGTTGCTCCTTCAGCGCATTGTTCCACTTGCACGCATCTACCAGAACACGTACAAGATTAAGAAGTGTTTTATGCCCAAAGAAGCAGAAGAAGCCAGAATGTACATGGATGGACTCCTGGAAAAGCAAGCAGAGAGCATCGTTGTGCAACTTCTAACTTTCGGAGGAGACAACCCTAACGATGTCAACCCGGATTGTGAAAACCATGGTTGATGGGCATGCGTACGGATGGTCTTTTGCTTCCATTCCGTTGCATTTCATCGTTCCGCTCCTTGTTGTTTCTCCATGAGCAACCATCTGTGAAACGATGGAGTACAAATCAAAACCACGTCCTGTACATTCATCGTTGACGCAATCAAACTGAAACTTTGGCAAGAAATCTGGCTTATATATAGCAGTTCCCTGCTTAACAAGTACTTCACTCATCACGCTACAAGGATAAGAAATCTTGTAATCTATTTCTATCCTTTTGACCGTTGGCCACAAGTTTGATATTCTATATTCCATACACAGTTTCCTTTATTCGACTAAGACTAGGGAGGAGTGATAAGGCAAATTTGGTTAATCATAATTACCCTTACGTTTCAGAAGAAGATGGAATCAGCCTCTTCTCTTACGGTTTCGCCTGACGTGTTGCCAGGTCGATTCCTCTCTAGAATTCTCTTTATCTGCTCGTATTTTGTATCATTGAAGCAATACTTGCAGTAAAAGAACTTGTAGTTTGGATAGAACTCATTTGTATCTACAAATTCTACTCCGATTACATTATGCCCCTTATCGTCCTTTTCTCTTTGTAGCATAGGACATTGTAGTTTGGAATGCAGTATATCGCCTGTTGACATATACACATATTTCCCTAACACTCCCCTTCTTGAAGGGATGTAATCTTCATTGCTTTGGCTTTTCTCCTGGTTGCACGATACAAGACAAAGCAATGAGATCACAAATATAAGTATCTTCATTTCCTATCTTTTTTAAACAACTTTTTTACGAAAGGTATTGTTGCAGAGAAAAATGAGAAAGTACCTATAAGCCAAGCGTATGACGGACTCTTTGCCTCTGGAAATACTACTACGTAAATCAACGAACTCGCAAACAATATGACGAAGAAGTCAATTGCCAAAACAATATAGTACAAAGTATCTTTCATCTTCTGCCCTCCATTAAAACGTTAATCAATCGCTCTTTTTCTGCGACGAGTGATTCTAAAGATTTTACTCGTTCTTTCAAAACATCTTCAGCAGAAGAAGATATATTGCTATTGATTGCCGCAACAGATTTGTTTCCATTTGCTACAGCATTTTGAGAAGAACCAGCGTCATCATAGAAATAACTTAATGGCACATTAAGTGCTTTTGACAAGTCTTCTATAAGTCCTGTCTTAACATCCTTGACGCTGAGTGCCTGGCTGAGGCTTTGACGCGACACTCCTAGCAAAGAGGCAATTTCTGTAATTGAAACACCTGCTTTTTTCAGTTTAATTTTTACTTCTTCACCTTTCATGCGAAACCCTTTCTTTTCTTTAAAGTGTTAAATTCATGTTAAAAAGCAATATTTTTATTGCTATTGTCAATAATTTCATTTATCTTTGCACCGTAAATCAGATAATATTGCGCTGCAATTCATTAATATTAATCCGCAAAGATAAGGGTAGTTATGGTAAAAAACAAAGATTTAGACGTAAAAAAGGTTAAAGTCATAAAGAAAGTTGACTTGATCGAAACCATAAGGCAGATACCGCATGGCGAGACTGTTCAGTTCGCACGCCAGGAGCTTGGACCAGAAGGTTCTGTAAGATCTGCCATCTGGAGATTGAACGACAGGCTGAAGAAGCTCACGGGGAGACAGGAACCCGAATACTCCCTTGAACTTATTGATATGGGTCTGTTCTACAACATCACAAGAACATAACGAAAAAGGTGGATGCGCCAAACGTTCACAACCCAATTAGGCGCTGATTTCCATAACACAACAACGGTGCGTCCACCTCCACTTTAAATATTAAGCTTATGGCAACAGAAAGTAAAATCCGCTCTCGTTCCGCAAAATGGTTCGAGTGTTCCGTCAGATACCAGAAGACCATGGACGACGGATCAGAAAAAATGGTCACAGAGCATTACGTTGTTGATGCCATGTCGTTCACCGAGGCTGAGTCTGCCATCATCGAGCACATGCAGCCTTACATATCAGGCGACTTCAAGGTTACCGGCATTCGCCCAGCTGCATACGGTGAAGTGTTCTTCAGCGAGGAAGGAAATGCAGACAGATGGTACAAGGTTCGCATTGCATTCATCACAATCGACGAAAAGACCGAGAAGGAGAAGAAGTCATTCGTTTACTATCTCGTCAACGCTTCGTGTCTCAACGGAGCCTTGAAGAATCTAGACCAGGCTTTTGCGAAAAGTATGCTGGACTATCAGTCTGTCAATATCTCAGAGTCAAACCTACTCGATGTATTCGAGCATAAGACTGAGGAGAAGGCAGACGAGAAGAAGGAAAAGGAGCAATAAACAATTAACAATACACAATTATGAGCGTAGAAGAATTAAAACAAGTAGTAGAAAAGTGGAAAAACGAGGATGGAACAGAAAGAGCTGTCCTCCTTGTTACCGCAGAAGGTTGCGACAATGGCGAAAGCCAATGCACAGATATGGCTATGAGAGGAGATAGAGAAAGATTAATCACTGCTCTACAAGCTGTATTCAACGTCGAGGATGCTCCTTTGCGTGCCATGGTTTGCCTAGCTTTAAGCAACTGCACCAAAATGAACACCCAGATTATTTCACAAACAAACATTCAAGAAAATGGAGAAGGTCATTAAGTTCATCTTTGTTGCAGCCATCATCCTGGCTACATTCAAGTTCGCAGGCGATATGGATCGCACGGAACATGCCATCATGCTCATGTCTGATACAGAGTATGAGGAGATAAAGGATAGTTTGTCTAACATTCACAACTCTGAGCCATCTGAAAAACAGATTGCCAACGAGTGGTATAGCAGAAAGGGTAATTAGTATGAAGGTAATTTTGTTATTCGATGAGGGTTCTAAGGTTGTCGGTGAACTCCTTCCCGCCCCCCCACGTAAGCAACGTGAAACACAGGAAGAGTATGAACAGCGCTTCTGCGCTGACTTCAATAAGTCACAACCCAACGCAGTGCATAAGGTTGTTGGCTGCCACATCTTAAGAAATTAAAGTAATATGGAACCAGGAATTAAGAAATTAACTGAGGCTGTAAAACGTGATTGCCGAGAGGGGCAGGGTTGCTTTAACCCTAATGGTTGCGACCACGAGTTTATTCGTCATGTGCCAGAGACTGACCCTTCAATGATTAGATTAGGTCAGAAAACCAAGTGTATTAAAGTATCAAAATGCGCCCACAAGTATTGCGATAAGTACAAGTGGATTCTGGATAGAGCAGAAGAATATGCCGAAGCATTAGGTGTAACACGTGATGATGTATTGAATGGCTGGGAGAAATATAGAAACTATTGGTATATGAATTACTATCAAGGCTCCAAGCAGCCATCCCTGAAAGGCGACCAGAAGGTTATCAAGTTTGCCGACTGGCTGAAAGAACTGAGATCTCGCTTTGGCGAGGATGATGAAGACTGGAAGTTCGTCTGTCCGTCTTGTGGTCATGTTCAGTCTGTAGCCGACTTCAATGCTATTGGAGTAGATGGCAACAAGGCTTACTATGAGTGCATCAGCCGATATAAGAATATTGATGGCAAAACCAATAAGAAGGCATGCAAATACACTCTCTGCGGTCTCTTCGTTCTAGACCACGATACGGTTATCAACAACGAGTTCCTCCCAGTCAATGTATTTAAAATGGCAGATGTGCCTGGTGAAAGCAAACATACAGATTGATACACAATGCAAAAGTATGTATTGAAACTTGTCGTCAAAAAGAAGTGGTTCGATATGATAGTGTCTGGAGAAAAGACAGAGGAGTATCGAGAGATTAAGCCATATTGGATTGACAAGTTAGTCAACCAGGATGCGGATAGCGGTTTTATCGGGTATGCCAATGAAGATTTGAACATCAATAGCGAAGATTTCCCTTTCACTGTCGTGGGTTCCGATGAATCCCTTTTGCTTGGGGCTACCCATTTTGGAGAATGGGTTTATCCTAATGGAGAAAAGCCCCAGCCTAAGATTTTCGGAGAGATAGAGTACATCCCATTCACTCACGTTCTCTTCTTTCATGGCTACTCGAAGAATCGCAAGAGCATCGAAAAAGAGATTGACAGTATCACCATTGGCAAGCCACAAAAGGGTATGTGCCCAGACGAATGGTTAGACACTGATGTTTTCATTATAAGGTTTAAGTAGATGTAACACAATGGAAATGATATTAACTCCCATCGTACTTGCTATCTTCATCATGGTGATGCGGTACGTGGATAATAAATAAGGAATTATGAGCAACGAAGAATTTCTCGCACAGTTGCAGGATATACGAAACGCTACCCTGCTCCAAAACAAAGAGATCTACAATACCGAAGAAGCCTGTCTCTTCCTCGGTATCAAGAAGAACTCACTCTACGATCTTGTGAAAAAGAGAAAGATTAAGTTCTACAAGTCGAAAGGCGGAAAACTTACTTACTTCAAGCGCAAAGACCTGGAGAAATGGATGACTGCCATCTGTATTCTAACGAAAGATGAGGAAAGAGCGGTTTTCGACTCGTTGCTCTACAGAGAGAAATAAACTCTAATTTGTTCGATTATAAATGGTTATTTAAGTTTAGTAATCTAGTTTGTCATTAAGTTTTAGGTAAGGTAATAAAGATTGTTGATTCCGCCATGTCCCGGCCGTGAGGCTCATGGGCATGGCAACCCGGTGGGAACGGTTGCTTCTTTTCATACGAATCATGAGAAGCCCAGGGTTCGATTCCCGGTCCCACCACAAAGGCAAGGCTACTTGCTGCTCATGATTGAGGGAGTGGACGCTTCTCTACCATGTGTGTCCGCTCCCGATTTCAGAACGAGCAGGGAGCATTGACAGAGATATAGAGTTTCCGAGGCATCCTTGGATGCATAGTTAATAACCAGGCGAAGGTGACACACCGGCAGACACAGACAACATAAGTTTAACAACAACGGCTGTATGAAAGTCTCTAATTATTTATTAATCTGACCCCACGGAAAGACGTGAGCCGGTGCCAGTCCAGAGCCGCAAAACAGAAAGGTAGGTGTAAATGATTACATAACATAAGTTTTTAGATTATAGAAATAGATATATTCGAACTTCATTCTCGTTCGCTGGAGTGACCAAACATCACTCCAGCGATTCAGATGAAATCATTAACATTTTAAACATTACACAATTATGAGCAACTTAATGAACATGGTTGAAACCATTAATAAGCTGACGTTCCTTACGGATGTTGTAAGCAACGATATGGTACGTCAGCAATTCATCAACGTTTACAATGCCGTTTGGAAACAGGGCGGTGAGCAAGTCTATGAGCGTGAGGCCAACTATTTCAACAAGATTCTACGAGAGAACGCCAACCTCAACGGATGCACAAGTCTTTCCGTATTCTTCGCATTCATCGACCTGGCAGTACAGGGCATCTCCGTGGAGCCAGGCGTCCGTGCCATGGCCTACCTTCTTCCTCGCAACTACAAGATCGGAACCGACCAGCAGGGAAAGAGTGTGTACGAGAAACGATGCAACCTTACCATTTCCGGCTACGGTGAACTTTATCTCCGTACCAGGGCAGGCCAAATCTACCATGCCGACAACCCCGTTGTCGTGTATGAGGGCGACAATTTCGAGTATGGCGAGCGTGACGGCCGCAAATATGTCAACTATTCTATGCACATACCTCGCACAAGCAACCACATCATCGCCTGCTTCCTCAAAATCACACGCACAGATGGCACCATCGACTACTCGGTGATGCTCGAACAGGACTGGGCACGACTGGCATCCTATTCAGCCAAGAACAATAAATACTGGGACAACAACACCAGACAGTGGGTGGAGAAACCCAACGAACTCTATACCTCTGGCGGTGGCGGCATCGACCCAGCCTTTCTCTGCTCAAAGTGCATCAAGCATGCCTTTGGAACTTATCCCAAACTCAACATCGGCAAGGGTACACAGCTTGAAACCACGGTGGACGATACACCTTCACCAGACTTCGATCCATACGGAGGCATCGACAACACACCAGACGGCAGTCAGCAAGCGCAGGCACAGAACGATTCATTTGCCCCACCTGCAGATACATCGAATGGCGTAAGAATAGACCCGGCTTCCAATACACAGCAGAGTCAGGGAGGAACGGCAAATGAAGCAGCCGACGACATCTTCTAATCATCCATGCCACGGATGCAGTACCGTCCGCAACTGTATCAACGGGCGGTATTGCCCAAAGCTTGGCAGATACGTGGAGCACAGCGAAACAAAGCCTTGCGTCCCACGTGACAGCAGTTACGAAAAAGCATTATCAATTTTAACACATATACAATCATGACAACAGAAGTAGCAATTATCAAGCAAGAGAACCTCCAGCAGATTATCTCCGGAGCGCCACAGTCATACAATGACAACAAGACCTCTCACGACAACTGCATCGCACGTGGCCAGCAGTTATTACAGGCGGTGCAGCAGCAGGGAGGATTGAAGAACGACCAGCTGGATGAGCAGATAGCAACGTTCATCACCAAGACACGCAACACCTTGAAGAAGATGAACGACAGACGTAGTCCGTTCACCAAGCTCTTTGACCAGGTGCGTACACAGTTCACGCAGATTGAGAACGAAATTGACCCAAACAAACAGGGCACCGTCCCTTACCAGTTGCAGGCATATCGCAACCAGTATGCAGCCGAGAAGCTGAAGGCACAGCAGGAAGCCCAGCGCAAGGCAATGCTCGAGAAGCAGCACAAGGATGCACTAGGCCGCATCTTCGATAGCATGAAGAACGACTTTGAAAAGATGTTCCAAGACTTCCTCACCGGTTCCGTCAACATGATACAGAAGCTCAACGAAGCCATTACTCTAGAGAACTTCGATGCTTCCATGGAGAAGATTAAGAAGGTGCCAACAACTTTGCCTGAGACATTCGTGCCTGACATGAAGTTCACCCAGAGTCTCTCCTATTATCCAGGTGTCACACCTGCCGAAGCTGCCCAGAAGGAGACCGAAGCAAAGAACGCCCTTGCCAACACCTTTGCCGAGCAGTACAGATACGAGATGGAAATCAACCGTGACTACATCCTCGACCGTCTGCCTTCAAAGAAGAAGGAGTTGGAGAAGATTGCCAGTGCCAATGCCGAGGAAGCAGCACGACTGCAGAAGGAGAAGGAAGAGCGTGAGAAAGAGGAAAAGGAACGACTGGAAGCTGAGAAGCAGAAGAAGCTGGCAGAAGCAGAAGAAGCTAAGAAGTTGGAACAGAAGCAGAAGGAAATGGCAGGTCTCTTCGAGGGTCAGGCGATTGCAGCTGCCGGACCATCCACCAAGGCTAAGGTTACCAAGAAGATTCATCTGCTGGATCCCGAAGGTATTCTTCCTGTTATCTCAATGTGGTGGAGCCATGAGGGCAAGAACATGACAGCAGAAGAACTGATGAAGAAATTCAAGAGTCAGATTACCTTCTGCGAGAAACTTGCCAACAAGGATGGCGTTACCATCAAGAGTGAGTTTGTTGAGTATGTGGACGAAGTAAAGGTTAAATAAATATGGAGGAGAAGTTAAAAAAGATAGAGAGTCAATTATCACTGGCCACTGCTGATATAGGCAGAGCAGCCATAGAAGCAAACGCCAGCCTGGTTGTCGTATATAACCACAAGAAACTCTTCTGGTCATTCAATGGACTTGTCCAGCTTGCCCATAGAACACCGGCCGCATTAACCCTTCTCGATTTCTGCGCATGTGTAGCCAAGGCTGGTGACCCCTGCAAAAGCAGAAAGACGGGCAACTCATTCCATTTCGTGGCGAGAGGCATATCACCAGAAGAAGCAATGAAGGATTTATAATATACTCCGATTATGATACACAATATGAATCCCGACGAGTACTACAACCGAACAGAAGTAAGCAACTCCGACCTTACCGAACTGAAGAATCTGCTTCATCCCAGGATGCAGTTCGGCGACAAGGAAATGGCTTTCCACTTCGGCAACCTCGTCGATGCAATGATAACGGAACCCGACCGTGTGGACTACTTTCACTACAAGGTGAATGACGAGCAATATACGGAAGAGGAGTTCCTCCACGCCCAGGACATGCATAATGCCCTGCGTCATGAGGCTAGGCGTGACCCTTTCCTGGCAAAGGTGCTGGAGTTGTCAGATACACAGCGCTTCATGGTCAACAAGGCTCAGCCTTTCGAGTACTGCGAATTCCCGTTTGCCCTGGATACACGCTGCAAGTGGGACTGGTGGCTCGACTTCGCTGGTTTCGGTGGCGACTTGAAGACAACCTTTGCCGAGACTCAGAAACAGTTTGACGAGGCGGTAGATTTCTTCGACTGGGACCGTTCGCGTGCCTGGTACATGGACATCGCACATTCACCTCGTGATTTCATTTACGGCATCAGCAAGAAGAACAACCGCATCTTCAAGAAGTTCATCAGCAGGGATGATGAAATCTACAGACGTGGTCGTGAGAAGTACGAGGAACTCGCATTCCAGTACTGGTGCCTTAACCCAATAGCAGTTTAGATTATGCCAAGAGATTTTCATCAGGTAGGAATATATTTCTACGTACCTAGAAGAAGCAGCTTCTACATCTATCACCAAGATACGGAGACTACCGCAAGCCATACCGGTGAGGTGCTCTACAGTAGAGAGGCTGCCCGAAAGAGAGTGTATGAATTGAATGGTTGGTATTTAAAACCAGAGAAAAAATGACAAAACAAGTTCTGAACCATCACCTGAAGGTGCAGCCATACCCATACCAGGTTGACGGCATTGTGTATGGATTGCAGCATCACCGGCTTATCATAGGTGATGAGCCGGGACTGGGCAAGACCCTGCAGAGCATCGGCATCGTTGATACCGCACCTGCCTACCCTTGCCTGGTAATCTGTCCGTCCTCACTGAAGATAAACTGGCAACGTGAGTTCGAGAAGTTCACCGACAAGAAGGCTGTTGTGCTCGACAATGCCACACGTACCACATGGCCATACCTGCTGCGCATGGGCATGTATCATGTAGCCATCGTCAACTACGAGTCGCTGTGCAAGTACTTCGTGTGGGACATCGTAAGTGGAAGCAAGGAGTTCCGGCTGAAGGATGTTGTCTTCTCCGAAAACATCAGGCTGTTCAAGTCGGTTATCATCGACGAGTCACACAGAGTCAAGGACCCGTCAGCCCAGCAGTCCATCTTCACCAAGGGTCTTACCTTCGGAAAGGAATGGGTAATATTGCTATCAGGTACGCCTGTAGTCAACCGACCTGACGACCTGGTAGCGCAGCTATCCATCATGGGCAGGCTGCCAGAGTTCGGTGGAGCAACAAGATTTCGTGCCAACTATTGCACTGATCCGAAAGACAGGAATGCCAAACCAGCCGTTCCGCTCTCAGTACTCAGTGAGCAGCTCTACTCCACCTGTATGATACGCAGGGAGAAGGCGAAGGTTCTGCCCGACCTTCCCGACAAGACACGTGTCGATCTCTATGTTGACATCAGCAACAGAAACGAATACGACCTTGCCGCAAACGACCTGGCAGAATACCTGCGCCAATACAAGGAGTGCAGTGATGGTGAGATACGTCGCAAGATGCGCATGGAGGCGCTTGTCAAGTTCATGACGCTTCGCTCTCTGGCCACACACGGAAAGATAGCGCAAGCTATCGACTTCATCAACACCTTCCTCGAAAGCGGCAAGAAGCTCATCGTCTTCTGCTCGCTCCACGATGTGGTTGACCAGCTCACCAAGGTGTTTCCACATTCCGTTACGGTCACCGGACGTGACAGTGCAATCAGCAAGCAGGCTGCCGTTGACAGCTTTCAGAATAGCGAAAGCTGCAACCTCATCATCTGTTCCATCAAGGCGGCTGGCGTGGGACTCACACTCACGGCATCAAGCAACGTGGCGTTCATCGAGCTGACGTGGACGTATGCCGACTGCTGTCAGTGTGAAGACCGTGCCCACCGCATCGGACAGAAGGACAATGTAACGTGCTATTATCTCCTTGGGCGTGGCACCATCGACCACACCATCTACTCGCTCATCCACAAGAAGAAGTCCATCGCTGCCGAAATCATGAACAGCGACGACGAGATTCCTCAGGATGCCATGTACTTTGACCAGCTCGTTCAATCATTCCTAGACGGAGGACAACAGGATGGAAATATGCAAGACCGACCTGACACGCATCATCAAGTACCTTGACGATGCTTCGGTATTATATAAAGCCCAACCCCAGCAACGCTACAAGAGCCGGGCATGGGCATTAAGTAACATCAGTCGTAAACTTAAAAAGAAATTAGCAAAATGATTACAAAAGCAGACATTGTTGATGATATATTCATCATGCAGGAAAATGGGCAGAAAGGTTCATTGACAAAGAAAGAGATTGCAGCCGTCGTAGATGGCATGTTGCAGGCTATCAGAAATCAGGTAGCTTTCGGCAACACTATCCAGTTCCGTGACTACTTCACCATTAGCCCGGTATTGAAGAAGGCGAAGAAGGCTCACGATTTCAAGAATGGCACAACCATCACCATGCCAAGACGTCCGGGCGTGAAGATTAGGGCAAGCAAGGGTTTTGAGGATTACGTTAAGCGAGTTAACAATCTAGGATGAACATAAAGACATTCGACGAACTGTTTGCAGAAGCACAGGCAAGGCAACCTCAGCGCAAACCACGTTCCGAACCCGAACACAACTTGCAGGTTGACTGCGTTCAGTGGTTCTCGCTGCAGTACCCTTCCCTCCGTGGGCGATTGTTCGCCGTTCCCAACGGCGGACATCGCTCCAAGGCGGAGGCGGCAAGACTAAAAGCCGAGGGAGTCATTGCTGGAGTCTCCGACCTCATTCTCCTGAAGAGCAACCATCAGTACGGTGCGCTTCTCATAGAAATGAAGACCACGGCAAGGAACTCCAGGCAGAGCGACAGGCAAAAGGAATGGCAGAAAACCATCACTTCCCTTGGCGAATACAAGTACGTCGTATGCCGTACTCTTGATGATTTTATGCGCGAGGTACGCTGTTACCTTCAAAATATATTATAACACTCTTAAATAACATGAACGATATGGGACGCAAAGCTAAGATGCGACTTGACTATTTCCCAATGGATGTTGACATCTTCCAGGATCTCAAGATACGCAAGCTAATCAAGCGGCAAGGTGGAAAAGCCATAACAGTATATACTTTCCTGCTCTGTTATATCTACAAGAATGGGTATTACATGAAGTGGGATTCAGACCTGCCTTTCATCTGTTCGGAGCAAACGGGCTTTGAAGAGGCTTATGTACGTGAGGTGATTAACGTCTGCCTGCAACTCGGGTTGTTCAGCAAGTCTTTATACGATAAGGACGGCATCCTTACGTCTCGTGGCATACAGGAGCGTTATCAACGTATCTGCCAGCTTACCAGGCGCACATCTACAGTAAGCGAATACTCGCTCATCGACGATGATGATGCAGAGGATATTCCACAAGAGCCTACGACAACCAAGCGTGAAAACGTGCCTACACCTCAGCCCCCGTTCCAGGCGATTGCATCGCCTGTCCCAACGGAGAAGTCCACAAGGAAGACACGCAAGTCAACCAAGAAGGAAGAGCCAGCCGCACCCGTCAAGCAACCTGCGGCAAGCAGCCCATCCTCCACACTTGATGAATATATAGATGAGTTGGACAAGGACGACATCTGGCTAGAACAGATTCAGTTCCTCCACGGAATGAACAAGGAAAGTCTCAGAAACGAGCTTAAGAAGTTCAGAAGTGAGTGCATAGCCAACGGCAAGACACAGCACGAAAGCGTGAACGACGTGAAGCAGCACTTCAACTCATGGCTAAGAATAATCATAAATAAGAAGAACAATGAAAACATTAAATCCGTTAACGATAAACGAAAAGGACATCTTCTCTCTGCTGATGGAGAGAAAGAGAAAGACTACGGTGGAACGTTTTAGCTTCTCTCCCTACACCAAGGAGCAGATTTTCCAGATGCTGATGGCATCATGCCAGGCAGAAGTAAGATGCAGGGGCAGAAAGTTCGAATACACACAGGAATACAAGCATCACGTAGAGGAGATTTCGAGCTGGCTTGCAACCAAAAACCGCTCGTCATTCGGCCTGTTCCTTTGCGGCAACCGTGGAAACGGAAAGAGTACCATGGTAAATGCCATGAAGTCACTCTATCAGTTTCTCGATGATGCACCACCTGCTGAACCAGGATTGAAGTTTCCACGCCCTGGCTTTGAGATAGTCTCAGCCAAGGAGCTTGTCAGAATAACAAAGGCATATCTCAACCCAAACAAGGAAAACCACGGGGACGTTTACACGTACAAGTGGTTGCAAGATAAGGAGGTTCTTTGCATCGACGACCTGGGCATAGAGCCGAGAGAGTCCATGAATTATGGCGACTACGTGACGGCAGTGATGGACATGATAAACTATCGCTACGACAACCAGCTTGCCACCATCGCAACCAGCAATCTCGCTCCAGGAGAGATTAAAGACTACTACGATGAGCGCTTTGCCGACCGCTTCCGTGAAATGATGACAGTCATTAACTTCGGTAATGAGAAATCTTTCCGCATGAGCCTATGAAAGATTACGAGAAGCGTGAGTGTGTATCCATCAAATGGAGCCACCCCGAAGACGGCAGCCGCTATTTCAGCGTAGGCGTTTCCAAGTACGACCGAGGCTTCGGCTGGTCCGCAAGGGCATCCGATGGTGAAAACTACTTTTGGAAACGTGGTCACTACTACGATACCGACAAGCGGGCAGCCTACTTCGCCCTTACCTCAGTCCTCGACTTTATAGGCAAGCCGACAGACAGACTCGGCAAGTGTATGCGACTGGCCGCCTGGTCAAGCAGAGAAAAGTATAACATCAGACAACTGGAGTTGTTTGAGCAAATATAAAAAGTATAACAATCATGAGTAAGAAAGCATTATTCTACACCATCAATGGCAGCCTGCGCTGCCTGAGCGTGCATCCGCCGCTCCCTTCGCCCCCGTCCCAGGCGATTCCATCGCCTGCCCCACCCATCAGGCGAAGACCAAGAAAAAGATATAATCATCCTATCATCGGAAGTCAGTAAATTTGCAGCAGTATGAAACCAAAGGAATTTTTCGACTTAGCCGTCAAGATGAGGTATGTACAGAAGCATTACTATTTAAGTACGGATAAGGAAACCAAAAAAGCCTGGCGTAGAGCCTGCAAGGCTTACGAGAAGAAAATGGATGATGAGATAGATAGGGTTACTGCCATCATCCGTGAAAAAGCTACTCAGTTTTATGTTCTCGAAAATGTGGACGAAACTATCAAAAGAGTAGGCGAAGAATGGTTTTACGAGCATATTATAGAGTCTTTGACCAGTTACTTTCTGGAAGTGCAAGGCAGAGGTATAGAGGATAGCACCTATGAAAATGGCTTTGACTATTGTCACGTATCCCCTACATTTGTCATAAACGATATGGGAGATTTGAGTGAAGACGATATGCTTGAGTTTAATATCATAGCTTCTTCAGACGGAAAAGTCCATCTGATATACGAGCAAAGATTAAAAGGTTAATTTAAAGTAAGGAAAATATGAGTACACAATTAATGATAGTTATAGTTACATCCATCGTGTGTATAACTATTTTGTTGTCCACTTGGCAAAAGCATCTATTATCAAAAGCTAGATGGCAAGCCGGTGTTATCCGCAGCCAGCGTGAGGAATTAATTAAGCTAAGAAAGGATCATGATAATACTCTCACAGAATGGGTAGATACTTTCATGGAAGAAAACAAGAAGTTCGAAGAACTCTTTGATCGTTGCGTTGATATTATGAACAAACTAAATATTGAAGGAAAGATTAAGCGAATGCTACGTAAGTGGCTAAAGAAGAGAGTATATCGTCAGGGAATTGATTATTCCTCAAACGATGAGCGTTTCAAGTGGGTGTATGATGCTCCGCTCCGAGAATGGAAAGACCGTATATGGTGTATCGACAACGGTGAGCTGTATAACAGTCCGGATCTCCTTCTGAAATTATATTTATACCAATAATAAATTCTGAACATTATTATGAAAAAGTACTTAGGAACAAAGCTTGTCACAGCCAAGCCTATGACAAGAGCAGAAGCCGATGTTATCCTTGGCAAGTCTATCAAGCCTGCAAAGCAGGAGTATTCAGACGAGGGCTACCTCGTGCGTTACGAAGATGGTTATCAGTCGTGGTCACCAAAGGAGGTATTCGATAAGGCATACAAGCCTGCCGACAACTTCCTCGACCGTCTTATCATCGAGCGTGATGAGGTTCAGAAGCGCCTTTCATCCCTCACATCAGCATTGATGCAGGAAGACTTTCAGGATAAGGTGGGCAGCAAGCAGTACTACTGGATGCAGGAGCAGCGCAACGCAATGGAAATCTACGTTGAGGTGCTCAATAAGCGAATCACGCACGCCATCAACAACAAGTAGCCCATGCAAAGTATCTTGAAATCAAACCGTCGAGCCGACATTTCTTTCTCCCAGTCTGGTCAGATAAACCTATCGGCACACTTAGTGAAAGCCTTAGACCTGCACCCTGGCGATGCCATTGACGTGAAGACCGACGGCCATGAATACTACCTATACGTACGCTCGCCTGCCAGTCCAGGCGTGCGATACGAGGCACAGTGCTTCCCCTCCAACAAGAAGGGGAAGCACTTTCGTGCATATAGCCGTCGTCTGTGCAAGGCCATCCTCGCAGCATGCAACTGTGTAGAAAAGGCCGACCTTCCCACTGGCGAAGTAATCACAGAAGGCGACACAAAGTATATAGCAATCATAACAAAACTCATTCTCAACCATGATTAAGGAAACAAAACTCAATGGTTTCTCTGCCATTCCTCTTGAATACGAGGTCGTAGATGGAGATCTCTCTACAGCTCTCGGTGTCGTTTCCGAGGATGGCTCGTTGAAGCCCATGCTGGAACCAAAGGTGATAATGACTTTCTTAAAACCATCACAGAAGGTTGTATATATCCATGAGGCAACAGCATTCCATTACTACATTGTACACGACACCGAAACAGGAGGTGTGTATTACGTTGAAAAGGATCAGCCAGGAAAACAAGTGTTGAACCTGATACACAGTTTTGGTAAGACAAAATTATATGCCTTTTCTGCTATCGGTAACATTCTGATGGTTCTCACAGAACAAGGTGTGTATCATTATCTTTGGAAGAGCGAGACGGATGGTTACCTGGCTCTCGGTACACATCTGCCTGAATGCCCTATCTCCTTCGGACTGCAAGCTGAGGTTGTGCGAACGGACGAGTTCAGTATTTCGTTTGATGCAATCTCCAAATCAGATATATTCAAGGAGTTCACTGACGAAAACAAAAACAAGATAACAGACCAGGTGCTGGCAAAGGTAAACAAGTTCATTGCCGAGGAGTCAACCAACAAGGGACGCTTTATCTTCCCTTTCCTGGTGCGCTACGCCTATCGCATGTATGATGGTTCGCTAACCATGCACTCTGCACCAGTGCTCATGATAGCATCATCCGACCTCGCACCGCAGGTCTTTTATGAGCACATCACCGGACAAGACAAATATACAGATGCAAAGCTCAGAATCATGGCTGCTTTATCCCGGCTCGACTATGCGGTTATTGCGCAGAAGTATATTGATGGCCTGGCCAACTGGAAAGACATCATCCGTTCGGTGGATATATTCATTTCCAAGCCAATCTACACATACGATCAGAACGGAAAGTGTACCGGGTTCAAGGAATCTACTGATATAGATTCCTATTGTGTATGCAAGCATATCAACCAGAATGTTGACCCGCTTGGCACAACATATCCACTACGCTATCAGAAGCAAAACTTCAATCATCTTTATGCCTTCACGTTTGGAGATCCTTTCAAGAGTTCATCGGAATGGACGTACCCAGCAGGCCGATTGATGATACCTCGTCGCTCCGTTGATTGCGTGCGTGAGGATATTCGCACAACATCCCAGTTCTTCCTGCTTGAGAGTATCAAGGTAGAGTCGCTGACAACTACCCGTACTCTCATCGACATAGAGGAAGACTATTTGCAGTCACTTCTCAACCGCGAAGTAATGACGGATGATTATGACTCCCACGATACGCTCATACCTCGCTATGCCTTCTCCTACAACTCCAGGGTAAACGTAGCCAACATCAGCAAGCAGCTTTTCAACGGCTACAATGCAGGTTCCATGTTCTGTTATACCGATGGATATGTGTACAATTTCTCAGACGCAGAACCAACGGTTCTTGATGGCAAGGCGACATACTATGTGTATTTCGTAATCAAGCAGGACGGAAAGGATATTATTGTAAAGGGAGATGCGTACAGCTTCGCTAGAGCCTACATGCCAACACTGTTCCTCTACTATCCAAACATCAACGCATATAAGGCATACGTAGTGAAGTACGATGTTTTCCCAACTGTGTATGAGGTTCCGCTTCAATCACACGATTTCCTGAATGGTTCCTTCTTCTTTGGAGGATGGGATGATCTGGAAGAAAAAGGAAGCCAGCCTAATGTATCATCGCTGGCAGAACGTACCGTCGAGATACCAAACAAGATATACACCTCGCAGGTCAACAACCCTTTCTTCTTCCCTACCACTGGTATCAACACCATTGGCACAGGAAAGATTCTTGGAATATGCGCTGCCGTCAAGGCTTTGTCACAGGGTCAGTTCGGCCAGTTCCCACTCTATGCCTTCTCTACCGATGGTGTCTGGGCGCTGGAAGTCTCCTCTACAGGAAGCTATTCTGCAAAGCAGCCGGTCACACGTGAGGTATGCGTCAACTCCGAAAGCATCACACAGATGGATTCAGCAGTACTCTTCGCTACGAACCGTGGCATCATGCTACTGTCAGGTTCCCAGGCTATGTGCATCAGCGATTCCATCAACAACTCTGTTCCGCTATCATTCATACCGAGCCTGCCTAGGATAGGCTATGCGAAGGAGGTCTATATCAGCGAACTCCAGAAGATGCAGGTCAAACTGCCGGATTCCCTCGATATTGTTCCTTTCGTGGAGTACCTGTCGTCTTGCCGCATGCTCTTCGACTATACACACCAGCGCATCATCGTGTATAACCCGGAGCAGGCTTATGCCTATGTGTATTCGCTGAAAACCCAGCAGTGGGGAATGATGCTCAGCAAAATTTCAGCTACGGTCAACTCCTACCCGGAATCACTGGCCATGGATGCAGATGCCAACCTGGTGAACTTCTCCGCTACGGAAGCAACAAAAAGTGCCATATTGCTCATCACACGTGCATTCAAGCTGGATGATCCGAACGTATTGAAGACCATCGACGCGCTCATCATACGAGGAACATTCCAGAGAGGACACGTCGGAACCGTATTATATGGCAGTGAAAACCTCTTCAACTGGCACCCGATTTACGGCTCATGGGATCATCACGTGCGTGGCTTCGGAACACCTTACCGGTATTTCCGTCTCGTCTTGTTCGGCTATCTGGAAAATGGAGAAAGCATCAGTTCTTTCTCTACCCAATACACACCTCGCTATACCAACAGACTAAGATAATGACACTAAAAAGAGGGGTATCATCACTGACACCCCTCTTCCCCAAAACTAACTACTAAAACTTACGATATAAAATCAATAAACAAATCAACAAAAAACATATTAACTAATATAAAACCAACTAACAAATCAAAACGGTTTGAGCTTCCGTCGTATGGTAAGCTTCCTGGAAAGCAATGCGGTCTTCATCTTGCTTTTCAGTTGAATCATCTTCTTCTCCCAGTTTGGCGCACTGTTCGGGAAGGTAATACTTAACCAGTCCTGCAACACCCGGCAAACCATATACTCATGAATCAGCGTCCTTTCCAGTTTCAAGGTGCTCTTGGCAAAACCCTCGGGCAGCTTCAATACTATGGTGTATTCTTCAGGAGCCACAAGGGTATCATCAAGACGTTCGCCATCCTCCACCTCTTCATTCGTGTAAGGGTAGAGCTGCTCAACGCATTCATCATGGGCGAGGTTCAGCACCCGGTTCACCCGGTCCACATTACCTTCCTCTGCTATGTCCTTCACCTGGTGCCGTGCGTGTTCCGCATCCTCACCCATGATGTCGCCCTCAACGAAGGCGTAGTTGCTGATGTCATAGAGTAACTGCTCTCGTCTGAACACAAGGGTCACTGTCTTCGCCTTGTATTCCTTGCTGTCGTATAACTCCATAACCCACGGTTCTTTTATTTGCCGCCTTCCTGGTTAGTGCCAGGATCCGGAGTTGTGTATGTAGGACGTGTAGGACGGCTGCGCTTGTAGAGAGCACGCTTCACTACCTCCAGGCTTGCCGCACTATGATCTACATAGTCCTTGGCGTCTTCCTTGTTGGTGATGATAAACCACTCGCTCAGGGCTACATCTACCAGATAAGCATGGATGTTATTACCCATTGCGTCAGACGAAGCACTGTTGTAGTTGCTTGGCAACTTAAACTCCAACTTCAACTCACCATCGCTATCAATCTCATTCTGAATGATATTGTTGGTTGTCGTTTTGTCCTCGTCCAGGTATTCGCCTAAGATGCTCTTCAAGCCGCTGAATGCGTTGGCCAGCGATCTGCGGAGCTGGTAACTGTTCTCGTCGTCCTCGCTCGCCTGCATGTTGCTGGCTTCCTCGTAGCCCTTGCCGCCTGCCTCGCGTGCCTGTCCGGTAAGGTAAGCCTTGTTCATGATGTCGAACATCAGTTCCTGCACCTTCAGCTTTACCGTGAGATTCTTCTTGCTTTCTGCCATAATTCTTGTATTTTAAATGATTACTAACTATAAGTAGGCCGTGTCGGCTTCTTCTTGAACAGCACCTTCTTGTGGATACCAACAAGCAGATGGGATGCCGAGCCTTCATATTCTCCTGCCTCCTTTTTGTTTGTGAACACATACCACTTGGCTACGATGCCGGTAACGAAGAAGCTGAACAGTTCCTTCTTGATGCTCTTGATCAAGGTGTCGTCAAACGATTCAGACAGTCCCAGTTCCAGGTTCCAGCCCTCATCGGTAGTCTCTTCCTGCTGAAGGAACTTCTTCAAGGTCTCGCATACAGACACCTGGCATTCCGTCCAGAAGCGTTCAAGCATCTCCCGGTCCGACTTGGTTGTGAAGATACGTTCATACGCACCTTCCTCTCCAGTCATTTTGGCACCAGAGTATGCTGTGGTCTTGGCAACTTCGTTGAACACGTCGCCCTTGTTCACTGTTATATCTACGACTTTCATAATTCCTTATTATTTGATTACCGCAAAGTTAAGCCTTTCCCGTTAAACAGAAGGTTTATCTTGTTACGTCTAGAAGTGGTAGCCTATGCCCACGCCCACGTATGGCTGCATGCCCTTTGGTGTCATGCCGTACCCGGCTTGCAGGCCGAATCTGAAACGTCTCTCAGGGAGGCTCGCTCTCTTCGGTTATAATCTTTGTTACATACCGGGTTGTCGAGAATACCTTGATACTGTCAAGGCTGGGTCGGTAACCGCTCACCCAGGCAATGTAGCTTGAGTCACGATACACATTCTGCGTCACTGGGATGTTGCCTACTATCACCACGCTATCGCCTGTGGCTGAGTCATAGGCAGTCTTCACATCTGCCAATGGCACCTTGCGTGTATCGTAACGCAAGACTACAGAGTCCTTTGGTACCGGCACGAGGTAAGGGATGGTATCCACATATACGGTGGAGTCAACCTTCACTTTCGTGCCATCGCCTTTATTCTTGTGTCCACTGTCTTTAAAAGTCAACATGCAGTTCAATACTATCAGTATTACTGCAACTGCCAATGGCCAGTATTTCTTTAGATATTTTTTCATTTCACTTGCTTTATATAGTTCACGATACCATTCACGTGAAGCTGCACGATAGATTCCCTACCCTCGTTGGAAAGCAGGAAATCAACGTCCTGCTTGTTGTCCTGGAAGAAATTCTCCGTAAGAACTGCGGCACATCTGGTATGCTTCAGTATATAGAAACCAGCCTCGATGTCCGGATCTCCGTCCGAATAGTCCGTGCGCATCTTCTTACCTGGTAATGCTTCCTTGGCCGCATCATACAGGCAGTCAGCAAGCTTGTCGGCAGAAGTCTGTCCCCTGCTTGTGTATGCGCTCCATCCGGTTGCGTTCATCCACTCACCATTGCCGGCAGCATTCACATGCACACTTACCAGGATAACGTTCTTGCTCCCCTTCAGCTCGCACCAGTTGTTCACTCGCTTGCAGCGGTCCTGTAGGGAAACATCCCTGTCCTCTTCCACTATCAAGCCTGCATCATAGCCCAGTTCTTTCAGCCTGGCAACTACAGAAGCTGCAATCTCCCTTGCATACTTGTACTCACGCAATCGCCCATCCGGGCTGCGTTTTCCCGGTGTTTCCACACCATGGCCGTTATCAACTAAAACTTTAATCATTGTGTATCAAATTACTTTAATGCTTGAACTTATCAAGATTCACATCAAGGTGACGCTCCGTCTTGTCAACCATTATCTGCTGCATCAGCTTCCAAAACCTACTCTCAGACTCCGGTCTGCAGCTGCTCTCGTTCTCCAGGATCGACCAGAACTGCTCGAAGCAGATTGCACCTGTAACAACATACGACAAGGGGATAGTAACATGGATAAACACCCAGTGCTCTGCCAGGAATGCAAGAATGATGAGCATAAGGCGTTTCGGAATCGTCTGCTTCACCACCTTGCCGAAGGCGAACGATGTGAACTTAGCCTGCTTTCGCTGAGTCTTGTCAGGGTAGGCGTTATGTACTCGCTTATCCAGCTTGTAAGCTGTCCATGCGTCATACAGGATAAACACGACGGCCACGACGGCCAGAGGAAAAGCAGGCTTGAACTCTCCTATCATCCATCCCACCAACCCACCGCAAGCCATTGCGGTAATCTTCCAAATCTTAAATACCATTTCCATTTCGTTTGCATTTTAATCATTCATCTATTGTACCATCAAAATAATAACCTCGCTTATTGCGTATCACGGTATGCTGAGGAAGTCCCTGTCCGAGCGGAAGCTTCTTCAATTCCCTGGCAGGTGGCAAGGTCTTCAGGAAATCGGCCAGAAACTGATAGCCGCCACCGATAAATCTCTTCCTGCCCTCAAAGCGGATTTGCAGCTTCACGTAGTCAGTACCAGCCTTCTTCTCGCTAGGGCGTACCTCGAAGTCAAGCAGCTCTATCGGTCTATCTACTACCTGGTCTATCTTGATGTTGTCACCCTCAAATGGGCGCTCTATCTTTCTACCTAGGTCAGAAAACGCCATATTGTTTCCTTCCGTTAATTTCCGTATCAAGTTTTTGCCATCACAGTGCTCAACTATTCCTACGTAGCTAGGCACACTCAGCCTGCATCTGCGCTTTCTCGCAAAGCTCTGCTTAATGCGCTTCCTTACTAGCGTAAAGCCCCTGCGGTAAACATAGCCTGCAAAGTCAATACCTCGCTCCGCCCTGCTCTCGCCTATCGGATAAACCTGCCTCTTGCCGTTTATCTCCTGATGAAGCACATAGAACACAAAGTTCATGATTCGCCATTTCCATTCATGCAGCTTATGCTTGTCGTCACTTATCAACACCATATCATCCATATAGCGGAAGTAATCATCCGCCTTCAATACCTCCTTGATGTATCTGTCAAGAAGGGTAAGCACGATGTTGATCCAGAGCTGGCTCAGGAAATTGCCTATCGGCAAACCCTTGCTTCCCTCGTTGAAGTTCAGCATATCGAGCAGCGCAAGCATCTTCTCGTCCTTGCAGTACTTCCTGTTTATCTCGGCCAGCAGCTTGTTATCCACGGTCGGGTAGCATTTCCGTATGTCCATCTGTAGGGCATACAGCCGCACACCGGGAGGATAGCTTTCTATGGCTCGCTTCAACTTATGGTTCAGGTTATACCTCTTCTGCTTGCAGTTGATGCCCCTACCCACAAGGCAGGCATAGCTGTCAGAAGTGAAACTCTTCGTCCATCTGTCCCTAAGCACAAGCGATATGCAGTGCTGCACCACACGGTCGGGAAAGAAAGGGAGCTTGAAAATCTCCCTCTCTTTTCCATATTCCGTCTTCATGATGTCGCAGGTATAGGGCGAAGGAGAAAACATTTCATCCACCAGCAATTTGTGTAGCTGCTCGGCATAATCATCAATATTGGCCAGCACCTTCCTCACCTTGCGGTATTTCCTCTTGCCCTTTGCGGCATTCCTAATGGCAGTCTTAATCAAATCTACGCTGCAAAAGTCATCCCAGACGTTACCTATTCTTTTCATAGCTCCCTGCACGCCTTTTCGTGCATAAGCCCGTGTGAGCCTTTTCGCCAGCTTCCGAACGTGCCTACAAATGCACGCCTACTAACAGGCGGACAACCTCGCTTTTTCATGTTGCCTTGTCTGTCATTTTTCACCATTCGGGTGTGGTCTCCGTGAACCTGGTCTAACCAAGTTGATTATTAAATATCATGCCTATCACACGTAAGCCGGAACCGATGTACGTGCTCGAATTCGACGGCTCGAGGTTCACATTCGCATAACGAAGAACGCAGAAGCTCTCAAACGCATAGCCGCCAAAGCGAGACCCGCATTCACGGACAACCCTTCATGATGTCTAGACTGCTCTCACAGCTCGACTTTAAACTCAATACTTGTTGTTAAACATTCTCTTTACTCACTCTTGTCGTCCTCGGTGGCATAAACGTAGCCAGCAGCCAGGGCTGCCTGGGTCACCTCTGCCACGAAAGCCTTATACTTCTCCACCTCGGCATCACCCTGCTTGGCAAATTTCAGCATGATGCGCTTCTGTGCATCCTCGCCAAACTCCTCATTCGTGGCTGCAAGCACGATGTTGTCAACGGTCAAAGGCTCATCAACCTTCTTAACCAGGTCGGCACGATAGCCTGTTTTCTTCTTGCCGTCCTCAATATATGGCTCCTCGTTGATGTTAAGAGGAACAATCTTTTTCTTGCCCCAGTCCATTGGCTGTGGCTTCTCTGCAAAGAAAATCTGTCTTTCCATATTTTTTACTTTTTCTTATTCAGTGTTTATATTATTTTGAAAGCCCCTCCTCCAAAAACGCCCGAGTGCGATTGCGATTTCGACAGGAGATTTCGGTTTTCGGCCTGTCCTTCCAGGACAGGAGAGAGGCTTTCGGTTTTCGATTTCGTCAAGCGGCAGCCGTGTTAATCGTCAAGCTGCACACGGAAGCCGGAACCGATGTACGTGCTCGAAAGCGACGGCTCGAGGATCACAGCCGCATAACGAAGAACGCAGAAGCTCTCCAACGCAACGCCGCCAAAGCGAGACCCGCGGCGAATATACTGACCAGCAGTTGCACTGTTGGATCCGTATGATGTAGCATTCTCAAATGTACCAATGTTGCCGCCACCCTCAGCCATGATGGCAGTGGTGATGTTTCTGAGCGAAAGCATCTTCTTAGCCCAGCCGAAGCCTACACCGCCAGCAGTCTTGGTCGCAGGCATCTCACCAACATACTCGTAAGACTTCTCAAATGCAAAGCCACCCTCAGCAGTCTTGTATGTCACATCTGCGTCTGTAGTAAGCGCAGCCACGCTAGGAGCACGATATACCTTGTAGTGATAGGTATCACCAATCAGGTAGTGAAGAAGCTCATAGCCGCTGATCCACTGTGAACAGTTACCCCAAAGTCTTACCTTACCACGCCAGATAGGAACACTAAGAACGGCATCAACATTATATGTCTTGGCTTCTCCGCCCTGTGTAAGTGATGCGTTGAGCTGGAATGAGAATCGCTTGGTCCATACACCAGTCATTACGCCATCGCTCATGCCCTGCACGGCATTACCGTCTGCATCCTTCACTGGCTCCAGGGTCTGGCCATTGGAAACTGCAAGCTGACCCTCGAACACCTTCAATACCGGGCTACTCTGGTTCAATACAGTGAACATGTTGATAGGAGTCTGAGAGCCTGGCAAATATACATTGCTACCGAAGGTGAGGTAAGTATAGGTATTGCCACCGTCATTAGTCAGACGGAAGCCAGTCACCTTGCCCCATGTATCAGCGGTAGGAGCCGCAATACTGGAGATACCATGTCCGAGCAAACTGTTCAGGTTCTTGGTTCTGAACTCGATGAACATGAACGCCATTTCCAACTCCAGGTCAAAGTTACAGATGTTGGTATAAGGAAGGTTGCTTGATGGGTCACTGTTCTTGGCACGTGCATACTGCTCAAACTGGAATCGGGTCAGCTGGGTTTTCGGATAGCCCTTAGCGTCCGCTGTACCATAGCCGCTGTCTGCATGTGCTGTACCATTACCAGCGAAGTGTGTACCATCCACCTTGTCGTTGCGGATAGAGCGCATCATGCCGTCAAGAAGCACGGCATAGTCAGGAGTATCACCGCCAGCAGGGAACTCGATAGCCTCATCACCATCATAGCTGAAAGGATGATCACTCACGATATATCGCTCGTATGTAGCATTACTACCACCGATAATGGCATATACCGACTTCTTATGCACCTGCATGATGTCTGAGCCGTCCGAACCGTCAAGTACGCTGGTACCACCGTCCTTGGTCTTGTTCCAGTTGGTCTGGTTCAGTTCAGCAGTGATGGCTGCATCCTTCACGTTCACGATGGCCATCTGGTTGTGGAAGCGCATTTCCTTCAGCAGGGTTGCGTCACCAATCATCTTGTGATAGCCATTGTTGCCACCCTGGTTGCTCTCACCTCGGGTGAACTCAATACCGTAGTAGTGCTCTACCTTGGTCATGTTAGGGTCGGTCACGCTGCCCTCACATGTTAAAATTACACATTGGTTTCCCATAATTTTCTTATGATTTCTTATTAAACAATATATTTAACTGTCTTTTCTATTGTACCGAATATTCTAGGAGTTTATCCATATACTCGATGCGTTTCTTTAACCAGTTCTCTACACGATACACACTGTCAAAGTGTCCCAGTTCCTTAGGATATAACTTGTAGAAACCAGTAAGAGGAGCCTGTCCCACACATGCAGCCTTGCACTTGAATCCGTAAAGATTGGAGCTTCCGTAGTAGCACACGTCATTCACGGCATACTGCTTCTCCGCATTGTATGTAATGTCCTCCCATTTCGTACCATCGTCCTCGACAGGGTCATTGCCCACGTTTCCGGTGATAAGGCTCTTATATGCCTTTCCGCTCCGGTTAGCTATGTTTCCCTTTCCGTAGGTGGATGTTGCTGCCCAGCCCACTGTGTAGCCTGTGCTGCGTGCCCAGTACTCATCATTGATAAGGCTAGGTCGGTTGCAAGGACTCTCGTCCCATTTCTTGTATTCAGCCTCCCAGTTGTCGAAGCCTATACGGTCACACCAGTCGTAGAGAATACCGGCTATGTGCTTCGCCTCAAAGATACCTGCCTTTCTAAGCTGCGCCCATCTTGCCTTCAACTCCGGCAAATAGTACTTGATGATCCAGCCAGAAGGAATGGTTGTAGTGTTACCCAGCCAGCCACTGCCCGGAGCACTCACATAGTTGCCAATATGGTAGGCACCGAAAATGCCGTCATGGTCGTAAGGGTTGGCTGTCCACTGCACGCCATCATACGTTGTCCACTGCCAGTTCTTGCTATATCCGTCACCATCACTCACCAGGTTGGTCTCAAGGATATAGTCCACCATGAACGAAACCTTGAAGTATTTTTCGATGAGTGCCTTGATTTCGTCAGAACTCTTGCCGTCCGTCTCAGCCTGTTTCAGCTCAGCCATTCGTCCGCTCAGTGCGATGATGTGCTTCTTTACGGCTGCACAACGCTTCATGTTCTTGTTTCCGGAATCATACTCCCCGGCATCCTCGCCCATGATCTCCCTCGGATAGTCACCGTTGTATTCCAGCGTTTCCTCGCCTCTGATACTCTGTCGCTCCTGCATGTACAGGCTCTTAGGATTTCTCACTTCAAACTGGTCCCACTTGATGTTGCCGCCAAAGATGCTGTCTGCTCCCAGCGTACCGTCAAGGTGAACGTGCTCTGCGGTCTTCTTGTTCATGTGCATGTTGTCACGATGCTTTTTCAACTGCCAGGAATACACACCATAGAACTCTCCGTTCTGATACACGATTACCGGGAATCCCTGAGGAAAACACTTGGCCCCGGTATCGAAGTTTCTGTCAAGCGACTCCTCGGAGCCGATACCTGCGTCCGAAGTTCCGTATTTCGTAGTAAACTCACTCTTATATGGTCGGTCGTCGCCCAGGTCTCTTGTCTTGGCCATTTCCTCATAGAGCATATAGCTTACAGCACCTACACCACGGAAGGTGTCTGTATAGTATGCTTTCAGATGGAAGCTGTCCTGCGATACCCAGTCACCGAACTTCACAACGAAGCTCTCTTTTCTCGCTGCATCTTTGAACAGGTCGATGGCAAGGTTCTTCTTTGCAAAGCCCATCGAACTGTTGCCTTGCGCACTCAGAAGGATAGGAATCTTGAAATAATTTCCCTGCATATCCCAGAACTCGGCAAGGCAAGGAATGTCACAGTTCACGCCACTCGTACCCATTCCGCTCTTGGCAGTCGGCATGGTAGAAGTAAGCAGGTTCAACATGGCACATCGTGGAATAGGAACCTGCATCTTTCCGGTCTCACTCCAGTCGCCCGTACCGCCACGGAAGTTGGCAAGTCTCTCCTCCAGCGAAGTGATGCGCTTCTCGAACTTCACGTTCTTGGCTACCTGCTCCAGCGGAATACCCTTAGGCATGTAGCTGGTACCATCCCATCTTACGCCAAACACAATCACGCCATTCACGTCCTGCAAGCGGAAAAGGAATTCCATATCCCCGTCCTCCGTATGCAGATACTTATTCTTCATGGCCTGCTCCAGCTGCTTGATGATGGAAGCCGGAAGCTCGAACTTCGAGCAGGCGAAGGTTCCGTCATGGCGGATACCGAACAGAAGATTGTCTGCGCTATCCTTTACGGCAAAGATAAACTGCTTGTTCTCTACCTTCTCTATCACTACCACGCCTTTCAGCGCATTCACGAACGATGCACCGTTCTTGTCAATGCCGAACAGAAGATTGCCCAGGGCATCAGCGATGGCGAACACATAGTTCGGGTTGTCTATCAGATGCAGACGTGCCTCCTGCTTGTCGATGCGCTTGTTAATCTCCTCGATGAGCTTCTTCACCATTTCCGGCACACCCTTAGGGTCGTAGGTGCTTCCGTCCTTTCTGATACCCCAAAGCAGATTGCCGAGCAAGTCACTGATGGCATAGAGGAACTGGTCATTGATTACCTTCTTGAAGTTGCTGCCAAACACACCGGTCACCTCCCTGGCAGTCTCAGCCTGCTTGTTGGCCTCAGCCGCTGCATTCCGTGCTTCCTCAGCCTGCACGCCAGCTTCGGCTCCGTTGGTCTCTGCAAGTGAAGCTGCGTTCTCGGCTCTCTGGGCAATCTCTTCCACGCCAGTGGCATCAGCAAGCAACTCCACCTTGTCGGCCGTCTCCTCGAAAGTCTCACCAGACGTGAAGTCTTCCAGTACATAGTAAGTCGAACGGCCATGCTTAAACATATCGTCCATCCGGTAGAAAGTATTAGGCTTGAACTCACCTCGCTTTCTGAATCCGATGGATCCTAATGATTTTCCCATTGTTATTTAAATTAAAAGTTTAACACTCCTATTAGTTCCTAACGAAAAGCATTCCATCCACATTCTCGAACAGCGGTCCTTCATATCCGGTAGGATATTCCACCATAAGCATCATTTCGTCATGGTCTATGTATATGCGTGGCATCACGGTCATGTGGCCGTTATACATAAGGATGTTGTCTTCCTTCGAGAAGAAATGCTCCTCACTGTTTCTGATGGGTTGTCCGTTAAGGCAAAGGTCAACGATACGTCCGCCCTTGCCCTTGATGGCATAGAGCACGTCATTCTCTATCTCGGTCTCCTCATACTCCTTCTCGGTCACCACCTCGATGAAGCCATGTGGCACCACAAGTCGGCCATTGTCCCTTCGTATGCCAAGCAGAAGATTCTGTTTCTTGTCGGTCACAAGGAAGACAAACTGCTCGTTTCTCTTCACCTGCCAGCCTCTCAGCTCATCCAGGCGTTCTCTCACTTCCCGGCTCATGCCCTTGTCGCATTCCATCTCACCCTTACGGTTGATACCGAACAGAAGGTTGTTTGCGCTGTCCGTAATCAGGAACATATACTGCTCGTTCTCGGTTATCTTCCATCCGCTAAGCTCTTTCAGACGGTTGGCTATCTCCTCAAACTTCCTGCGAACCTCGTCACTCATGCCCTTCTTGTACCATACCTCCCCATCACGGTTTACGCTGAGCAGCATGTTTCCGTTACTGTCCTCGATGGCATACACCCACATGTCGCTCTTCACGATGCGAAGCGGCTGCTTTCTCACGTTGCCGTCATCGTCCTTCACCGATGAAAGCTCGTTCACCTTTCCCTGCATCAGTCCTATTTCCTTGTCGTATATCTGCTGCGCAAGGGCGAGGATTCCGTCAAGGGTCTTGGCTTCAAGCATTCCGAAGATGTCTATCGTATTCTTTGTGTCCATAAGCGTTTATGATATTGTGTATGTATATTCACCTGCCACGATGGCGTTGCTTGAACGGTAGCACTTGTAGCCTCCCAGCTCGGTCTGTCCGGTCTGCACCTCCCTCATAGGAACGGTAAAGCCGCTGGATGTAACCTTGTTTATTGTCATGGTGTCAGGCACGCAAAGCCAAAGATAGATACCATCAGCATTGTTCTTTATCTTGTATGTGCCAGCAGGCGATGCAAGAGGAGCATACTTTGAAAGTTCGGTAATAGCAAGCCCTGCTGCATCAGAAGCACCAGCAAAGCCCATATATACAGGCAGCACCATGGTCAGTTTCTTACTGGCACTCTTCTTCATACCCTCAGCCTCCACGGCTATCTCAAACACCGTGTCACCCAGTTTGTTCACCTTGGCATTAATACTTCCATTAGCGGACAGTTCAGCACTAAGTGCCATCCCATCCTGCTTGAATGTAAGCACCGTAGGCGTAATCCCTACTCCCTTGCGCATAATCTTCCAGGCTACAGAAGTATCTTTCTCACTTCCGGTAAACTCAATCAAAATCGGATTGATGGAAAGCTCCAGCGACAAAGGCCATTCGCTCTGCTCCAGTGCAAGAAGCCTGCTCTCATGCTCCGTGTCAGCTCCTTTAAGCTCCTTCACGTTCTCGTTCATGGCAGTCTGCAAAGCCGTGTCAGCATTGCTTCGTGCCGTAGCCTCAGCAGAAATAGCAGTATCTCTAGCCTGTGCTTCCGCTTCAATGGCAGCAGTTCTAGCCTTAGTCTCAGCCGCATCGGCATCCTCTCTAGCCTTAGCTTCGGCAGCTATATCCTTAGTCCGTGCAGCAGCTTCCGCCTCAATAGCTTTGTCGATGGCAGTTGTCCTGGCAAGAACCTCATCGGCAATAGCCTTCTCACGGTCTGCAATCTCCTTCGCCAGGGCGTCGCTGAGTTCCTTGTCACCATTGGCACGTGCGGTAACCTCTGCATCAACAGCCTTTTTTAAAGCTTCATCAGCAGCAACACGAGCGGAAACCTCATTCTCCAGAGACTCACTCAGCTCGGTCAGCTTGGCAAGTTCAAGAACCGGTTCACCACCTTTCTGCCCTGTAGCCACCCATTCTCCGCCCCATGCCCGGTATATGTCAGCAGGCAAAGTATTGCCAACCAAGGCAAACCAGCCATTCTCCGGATTAGGGTAAGCACTGTTCAGCTTATCAACTGTCTCATACAGACCCTTGCCGGCTCCACGGATGTTCCGTGCGTTAAGCCAGCCGCTGATATAAACATCACGGTCGAACGTTGCATTGCCTCTTATGGTGGAACGGCCGCCTACGGTGATGTCTCGCCCTACGGCTACGCTTCCACCTACGGAATGGTTCTCAATGTTGTTTGTCTCTTCTGTCATAACAATAAACTATTTGATAATTCCAGGAATAACTTTGTCGCGTCTGTATTGCCAAACGTCTGCTCGGTCATGGCGGCTATGTGATACACAATAGAGGAATAGCATTTCTCACAGATGTGTATGCCCCCGTCCTCTATCCTTGGCTGCGAAAGATAGACGGCCTGCTGTATCGTCGCATCCTTCGAGTCACAGCTGAAGAACTCCAGCACCCTGCCTTCTGCCCTGAGCGTGATGGCGCATACCGGCTTCTGCGGATTGCCACGTATGCCCTTGAATGGAGATGATTGCAAAGCATAGGCTTCGCTGCCCTCATCCACCGTGTCATACACACTGCGCTCCCAGTCACTCATACGGAATACCAACATGCGCATGAAATCATCCGGGAGGATGATCCAGCCGCTCAGGTTGGCATTCCAATACACACCGCTATCACCAAAGTTCTCGCCACTATCAAGCAGGCGTGTAGGAGCATCCATCTCCACCTTCCTGACAGAATCAGCTATCTTGCTCTTGATGATTTCATCAAGGGTCAAGGTCTCCGTGTCGCCTTCCGCAAACAGAGCCTTGGAAGTGGCGTTCTCGTCAATGGCTATTCTAACATCACGAACGATGTCTTCTATCTGCTTGATCATGGTTGAATCCTTTATTAATTACTACTTCTCGAAGAGAATACCGTTAGCCTTGCCTACTTCCAGGATAGTAGCCCAGTTTGTCAGTTTTCTGGCAGAACAGTTGAAGTTGTCAACAAGGTAGTTCTTGGCATCCTCGTTGCAGGTCACCGGTACTACTGTGTATTCACCCTCATCAGAAGCCATATCTACACCGCTAGTGGTCTCTCCTTCTACATCGTAAACAGAACCATCAACGGCATTCTCTTCTGCTTCCTCGTTCTCCTCAACCTCTTCTGTCTCGTTCTCCAGCTCAGCCTCAGC